GTGATCAGCGTCGACGTTTTAACTCCGCTGAGAGCTCTGCGCTCCAGCAATTCATCGATAAAGGTGCTTAACCCCGATTGGATGCCTGCATCCTCCAACCGAAGGCGCAGGCGCTTTTCAGTTTTGCCTTGGCCAATCAGCAGAAAGCCGTTGTTCAAGTCGGTGGCTGCAATCTTAAGTACATCTGCAGGGCGCTGCCCAGTCAGATATGCCAAGTCCATTGCATCCTTCAGTTCTTGTGCGGCCTCTGAGTAGACTGCGTTCCATACGATTTCACCGGCGTAATAGTCCCTTGGTTTTTCTTTGTTTCGGCGAACTCCAAGGCAAGGATTGGCCTTGTCTGTCAGGCCCCATTCGCGCGCGATTGTAAATGCGTGGGAGAGCAAAGCGATTTCCCGGTTGGCCCTGACCTTAGCTGTTCGGGCATCGCGGTATTGGGCCACAACCTGTGGTGTGATCGACTCAATGGGGGCGCTCTCAAACGCTTTTCTGAGCTGTTTGAGTTCTTTGTGGTTGTCGGACTGGGTGCGGATTGCTTTACCAGGGATGATTTCTTTTTCGTATCGGTCAAACACGTATGCCATGAGATGGTTGGGTTTAGGTGGCACCTTACGCTCAAGCCGTGCCCATTCCACTTTGGCCTGATCGAGATCTGTGCCAAGCGGTATTTCCTTTCGTTTACCGGTCGTATCCCTTCCGTTGTAGTAATACGATACCCATAGCTTTCCCGTCTTACCCTTCCTGGTGCGACGTATCATTCGTGGTGGAAGATCTCGGTTGGCACTACTTTTCTGGCGCATGGATCAGCTTACCTTCGACAAGTCTAGCGTCCACGTTTCGGCAACAGCACTGACAGCATAAGGTTGTATACCCGCAAGCTTCATTCGGGCATATACCCTGCCTACAATCGGGCGACGCGCGCCAGTCAGGACGAACTCCCAGTGATTGTTAGTCAACCACTGAATATGTTTTGAAGGGATTTGATAGCCGGTGATGGTGGCCAGCTCTTCGTCAGTTAGTGTTTCGCTTTGAAGTTCCATCAAGCAGCTCTCCTAGAGTGCTGGCTTTGCTGCCACTGATTATTCGCGAGAGTATGGTGTGCGTGCATGTGCTGTGTACCTTGTTAAAACTGCCGCCGGTATCATTGGTGAGAGGCAGGCGGCAGGGTATTGCTGGTGGCTATTTACAAAGTGGCTTCGTACAGTGGTACTTCGTTAATGGCAGTTTGGATTTTGTCGCGCACCGCGTTGTAGGCTTCTTCAAGCACTTTGTCCGGGCGTACCAGTTCGAACCACATCATCAAGCGTCCGTCCTGGATGCGATAACGGAACCGCGCGGGCACGCAGAACGCATCGCCGCCGAGGAAAGGCTTAACGCCAATGAAGAACTGTTCCGGTATGCGCAACTGTCCAGCTTCACCTGCCCGGCCGTCGATCTCTTCGTTATAGGTCAGTTGCACCTGGCCGTTGTCGAGGCGGGTGCCTTGGCGGAAGGTGATGTTTTTCTTGGCCTCAAGGGTGCGGCTGATTTCCAGCATATCCGCTGCACCTGGTGCATTTTGTTCGTTGGCAGGCTGGGTAATGTCCCACACGTTTTCTTCGATGAATTCAGCGAAGCTCGCTTGGTCCATGCGCTTGCGGTCGTATTCTTTCCAGCGGCCCCATTCAACAGTGGTGGGGCAGCGATAGGTTGCTACATGCTCTAGCCACGCCGGGCAGTCTGGCTGGTGGTAGTCGATCACTGCCGAGAAGGTGCGTCCTTCCGGGCCGTTGCAGAATACGGCTGTTGCCGAAGTGGCGAAGCGATTCACGTAGTCGATGAACGACTCAGCATCCAGCACGGTGAGCTTTTGTTTGGCACGGGTCGGTGCAGGCAGCAGGTGCTCAAGGCTTTTGAGCGAGACATCTTGCGGGAGTAGGGCGATTGGCGCGGCCAACCCTGGGTGATCGACGGGTTTGCCGAGGGACTGAGCGTAACTGAACAGTTGTTGTAGGGCTTGTTGCATTGGATGTGCTCCAGTGGGTAATACAAATGGTGAGAGGCGAGAGGTGTTTACTGACTGACTTGGCGCAGAACTTCGGGTTTTTCTTCGCCCACAGTTCTAAGTGCCAGGTCTTGTTGGCGTGGGTCGCGGCGAGTGAGGTTGCCCTCAGGAGTCAGGAAGAACAGAGATGTGCCGCGTGACAAGGCCGGCTCTTTGGCTTTGACGTCTGCCTTGATGGTCATCTGGCCGTTGCCATCGGGTTTGTAGGCGAGCTTGATAGTCAGCTCGCCACCTTTGCCGGTCAGGCGGATGGCATCGATCAGGCTGTGCTGCGTTTCGCTGAGTTCATCCAATAGCCCGCCCGCTTCGATATCGCGCAGGGTGTCGATGAATGGACGTGATTTGCTCATGTGCTGTGCCTTTTTACGTTGGTTGCAGTGGCCCTGAATTTCAGGGGAATACTCAGGCGGCTTGGTTGGGCGCTTGCGCGTCGAGGTAAGCCGCCAACATGTGCAGGTACACCACCGGCTTGGCTCGACTTGAGCGGTGCAGGCGGGTGACCTTGAGTGCAATGCGCCCGGCTTTTATTTCGCTGAGCAGGTAACGATCAGTTCTGATGTGCGTGAAGTAACGTTCGCGGACTGCTGTGAGGCTTGGGCAGGGTGTGGCGAACTCCCTTCGTAACTGGTCGAGTGTGTCGCTCACGCCGCATCCTCCCCGCACCCCTTCTGTTGGGGCACCAGCTTGAGGCGGATCAACTCGGCCAGGCCTTCTTTGGTTTTACCCATTGCCGCCGCGCAAATCTGGCCCTTGCTGTCTGCGATCACTGCGCCATAGGGGTATTCAGGGCAGCGGGTCGGTGTGACGTAGGCGATTTGTCCATCATTAATAACGGCGTCTACGCACCGGAATACCTCAGCCAACTCCGCCGTAACCGCGGGAAGCGCTTCAAGCAACGTTACGGCTTCAGCTGACGCGCCAATAAGCGTGGCGCGGCTGATAATCGCGGGGTTATTGACAAAGATCGGGACCAGCTTCAGGGCGCCTATCGCTTGGGTGATTGCGTTCTGTTTCATGCGGCGGCGTCCTTATGGGTAGGGGATGGGGTGATGCCCAGTTTCTTGCTCAGCCACGGCACACCGGGTTCTTTCACCATCACAACCGCGTAATGGCTGAAGGTGTTGATGTTCGTGTTCCAGCGACTACGGGTGTCTACGTACAGGTAACCCTGGTCGCGGTGCTTGCTGGCCAGCTCACCGCTCTGGGTCAAAATGCCGAGCTCACGCAATCGTGTGCGAAAGGCACGTGGTTTCAAGCCAAGCAGGGCGGCCGTGGCGTCCAGGGTTCGGTTCATGTGGGCGCTCCTTAAGCCGCTGCGCGAGCGCACAGGGCTGTGAAGATTTCGTCCAGTTGACCGGTCATGTCCTCAATCGACGCGTCGTTATGCAGAACCAGGTCGTTGTCATGGATGGCGATGCCGGACTCGCTGATATGCGGGTTCACATGGGGTGCGTCTGCACGCAGCAGGTGAATGACCAGGCCGCCTTTTTCCCGAACGAAAGTGGCCTCATTTTCGAAGCGCAGATCGCTGATCACAAAGCCGCTGGTGGTGTCGTTGATCTGGCCGAGAAGCTCAAGGTTTTGCTCGGCCAGCCACACCCACACATCAGGGTGGATCTGATTGCGGCCCCATTCAGTGCCCAGCGATTGCATCAACTCGCGCGCCGAGTGGCCGACCCAGTCGACAGGCTGCTCTTTGTGTTCGTCGTCAAAATCACGCGCGGTCAGATTGAAGAGGGTCATCAGGCCTTCGCGCAGTGGGTCTGCAAAGGCGTAGGTCTGAAAGTTATGGGTGCTGGCCAAGTGCATCGCTGCGGTCGTTTTGCCCGAGCGGGCAAGCCCTGCCAGTCCAATCAGTACCTGTTTCATGCTGCGTCACCTCCGGTTGGGCCGAAGGTTTCAGCGTGTTTGGCGGCTAAAACGATTCGTTGCGGATTATTGATGATGACCAGCAGGCCTGTGCTGCGCTGAATGTCTTCAATTGAAGCGCGACTGGTGCAGGCTGCCGGATGGACATAGATCCGGCAGCGGGTGGTGCTGTGCTGTGTTGTCTGCATGGCTCGTACTCTTGGTGAGAGGGTGCGAGACAAACGATACGTTTTTATTTGTTAGGACGTCAACAGTAAATCTTGTAAATATTTTAATGAGATAACAAAAAACCCGCACTCGGCGGGTTCTTTAGGAGGGTTGCAGGCTTATCGCAACACTGAATACCAAAACACTCGACCGAGTATTTCGATGTTTTCAGCTTTGATTCGTTCTTCTGAATATTCTTCATCAGGATGCTCGTCCCGGTTGAAGCTTCGCATCCTTAGGCCACCAATTGGGAGTCTGTAGAGCAACCGAACTCTGAGCTGGTTGTTATGGCGCAATGCAAAAATATCGCCATCACGAACGGAGGTCTTTCCTTTGTCTATACCTACAGTATTCCCGTCAGGAATCACTGGCTCCATGCTATTGCCAGTAATTGAGGCGCAGATAATGTTCGCTGGATCGATACCCATTTTTTGTAATGTGGATTTGCTTATGCCGAGCTTTACGTGGCCATGCTCTTGTAATGCTGTGCGTCCAGAGCCGTCCGACAGTTCTACTTCTTTAAGCAAGGGAACCTCTACTTCATCCGCAAGTGGAGTTTTTTCATCCCATATCAAAGTAGGTTCAGCAATCAACATGGCGTTTGCATAGTTTTCCATGTTCGGTGATGAGTGCGTCCACTGCTCGCTCAAAACATCAGGCGGGAGATTCAGAGCCTGGGCAATAGCGATAGCATGTCTGGAGGTCTGTGATTTTCCCTTTTCGAACGCAGCATACGATTGTTGCGTGAGCTTTTTTGACGGCGGCAAGAGCGCCGTCACCTTGCTGGCAACGTCTTCTTGTGTCAATTGAAGCTCTTCGCGGCGAGCCTTGAAAAGCAACGCTAAGCGGCTCGGTACGGGGATAGTTTCTGTCATTGCAGGAGGCTACAAAAACATTTGTAATTTTTCAAACGTAAAAACACGTTGAGCCCCAACAAGTTTTGTTGTAATTTGAGCTCGTACTTTCCGCTTTGAGGTTGATATGAGCATTTCCGATTCCATGCGAGAAGCCCTAGCGAAAGCAATTGAAAAGGCTGGTGGTCAGACCGCATTCGCGTCGCTTATTTCAACTACAGATCGGCTCGTATCTCAGCAGCTTGTTTCCTACTGGTACCGAAAAGGGGAAATCCCAGCTGAGTTAGTGGTACGAGTAGAACTGCTTACAGGCGTTACACGTGAAGATTTGCGGCCAGACGTGTTTTGCATACCTGACGATCTTCAGTCTGGGCGGGCAGCTTAAAAGACATCGACCCAAAGCCTCTCACCAAAGAAACACCGGGTCGACAGAGCGATGCAGCAGTAAAACAACATCGCTAAAAGGGTGCTGAACCGGAGCCTCTCACCAAAGATCCTCCGGTCCAGCGACGACGATACACAGCACATGCACATCGGTCGTGGTCGTAGGATAGGGCGTGCCCTGCTTTATGGCTACACCGTAAAAGGGGTTTTTACGGTTATGAGTCGCATCGATCTATTACCGGACGCTGGTCCGGTGCTTTCATTGCGTCACGCGCTGTATCGCGCAGGGCGTTCCTATAAGGGTGGTGTCACCGCATTAGCGTTTGCGATGGTGATCGACAACGACGCCCTGCAAAAGAAACTCAAACTTGACGAAGAGCGCCGCTGGCTGACTCCTGATGAGCTGGAAGAGGTGATTCGCCTCACCGCTGATCCTCGTTTGCTTGATGCGTTGGTGCGTCCAGCCGGGGCCGTTTGGTACAAACCAACGCCAGTGCCTGCTACTAAAGAGGCACTAAAGGCTGTAGGTCAGTTGCTGAATGAATCAGGCAAGTTTGTATCTTGCATGCACGACGGTGTGGCCGATGCCGTTTGGGAAGCTCACGAAGTCGCCCTGCTCGAAAAACGCGGCATGGACGTTATCCGTGAGGTGCTGGGCATCATGACCGGCGCACGTCAGGCAATGGAGGATCGCGACAATGGCTGATGACGTCGATCTGGCTAACGACTATGTGGATGAGTTTTTGCAGCGTGCTCTAGCGCGACGCGCGCTTGAGAAACGTCTACGCGAAGCCAATGCCACGGCCAGTGCTGAATTTTGCGTGGATTGCGATGACGCCATTCCGCTGCTTAGGCAGCAGGCAGTCCAAGGATGTGAAACCTGCATCTCCTGCGAAGAGTTGCGGGAGCGCCGCAGATGACTGACCACTCTCAAGCTGTGCCGATGGCGACATGGGCACGACGCTACATTGATACGTTCAACTTGGCGCTGGTGGCCATCGAACCCGGCGAAAAAGCTCCAAAGGGGTTGGGCTGGAATAAACCCGGTGGCTACATCACTGATGCGAGCACGGCTGAGGCGTTTTGGGCAGCTAACCCAACGCACAACCTTGGCGTAGTGCTGGGCCCAAGCCGCGTATGCTCGCTGGATGTGGACGATGTGCAGTGGACACGTCACGTCTTGTACGAGCTTCTCGGCCTGGACCTGGACGCAATGGCATTGGTTTACCCGACCGTAGTGGGTAACCCGGCGCGTTTTCGTATCCTGTTTCAGTTGCCCGATGGTATAGACCTCACCCGTCACTCGCTGGCATGGCCCAATGAAAACGACCCTGATGGGTCGATTTTTAAAGGACTGATCGCAAAAGCCAAAGCAGCCAAAGAGGCGGGCGATCTGGTTGGCGAAGCCGCCGCGCGCGACGAGGCTGAGCACTTCAAGCGCTTTACTGTTTTCGAGTTGCGTGCGGGTTTAGTACAAGACGTGTTGCCGCCCTCCATTCATCCGGGTACCGGCAAACCTTATACCTGGCGCACGCCTCCTTCCGCCGAGGGGTTGCCAGTACTGACCAGTGACCTGCTGAGTATTTGGCAGAACTGGGACATTTTTAAGCGTGACGCCGAGTCAGCTTGCCCTTGGGCACCAAAGGCTGAAAAGCCCAAAGCCAAGCCGACCAAGGCACCTGTGCAGGCGCCCGGCAACCGACCCTCGGTGATTGATGAATTCAACCGCTGCCATGATGTTGAAGAGCTGTTGCGCACGCACGGCTACATCAAGCGCGGCAGCAAATGGCTCTACCCGCAGAGCAGCACCGGCTTGCCGGGCATCACCATTACCGATGACAAGCTGTACTCGCATCACGGCGCTGATCCGCTGGCCAATGGTCACCAGAACGATGCATTTGAGGTGTTTTGCCTGCTTGAGCACGGCGGAGACCAATCCAAGGCGGTCAAAGATGCTGCGCGGATGTTGGGCATGCAGCAATCTTCTCGACCATCGCCTGCGGATCTTCCCCCGACCCCTTCTGAGGATGCCAGCGGGCCGTGCGATTCTATGCCTGCAAGCGCAGCGGCTCCTGCACCTGAGGGGGGCGGGGGGAGTGAGTGGACGGCAGACCGTATCTTCCAGCGCTTCGCCCTGATCGAAGGTAAGACCGCAGTTTTCGACATGTTCAAGCGCGTGATTATCAAAAAGCCCGCGTTTGAGTTGCTGGTCACGAAAGCGCTGGCCAAGGACTGGTTTGAGTCCGCTCAAAAAAAAGTTATTGCTGACGACATGGCGGAGCGCCAAGCCAGCAAAGCCAAGGCTGAGGCCAAGTTTAAGCAGGTGTCGGGGGAGGGCATGAGCCCCACCGAGCGCTACGTCTATATAGACGGCACCAAAGACTCATGGGACATCAAGTGTCGCCGTCGAGTCCCCGAGGGCGCCATGCGCATGGCCTTGGGTGATGCGTACGCCATGTGGCTGAACAGCCCGGATCGTCGCACCGTGGACATGGAACACATCGTGTTTGACCCCCGCATGACGAAAGACCCCGAGGTGTACATCAATACCTTTGAAGGGCTGCCATTGGTTCCGATCAATGAGCCGAACAAATGCCGCACCCTGCGCTCGCTGTTTGGCTTCCTGTGCAACCACGACGAAGCCGCGACGGACTGGCTGATCAAGTGGTTGGCTTACCCGCTGCAAAATATCGGCGCCAAAATGGACACCGCTGTGTTGCTGCACTCTACGATGGAAGGCAGCGGTAAAAGCTTGTTGCTCAGCGACATCATGGGCGCAGTTTATGGTGAATACGCAGCCACGGTCGGGCAGTCGCAGTTGGAGTCGAGCTGGACTGTGTGGCAGTCAAACAAGCTATACGGCGTGTTTGAGGAAGTGGTCAGCCGTGATCAGCGTTACAACCAGGATGGCAAGATCAAGCACATGGTTACCGGCAAAACAGTGCGCATGGAGTCCAAGTTTGTGAACGGTTGGGAAGAAGCCAACCACATGAACGCG